TTTTATGGCCTTTAATATGATAAGGCAAACATCTTCTGATCTACTTGGTGATCTTAGAGGTGCTTTTATTTCTGGAGAGTTTACCAACTATAGAGAGTGGAGCTATACCTTTATATTAAATAGATTAATAACTATTTATTCTGCACATGGTATGCATTGTCATGAGATAGAAGAAGAGCAGTTGAAGTCTGTTGGTGTTGTCAGTCTTACCGATAGAAAGAATATGGGTATTCGAGATGCTGATGGTAATCGTATCATTCAGCTATCAGATAAAGATACAACTCCAGATATATTACCCAACAGATACAGGCAGTTAGCTGATCTTATACGTTTCTATGAACCAACTCGTATTCTTGAAACTGGTACATGGAATGGAGGTAGAGCTATTGAGATGGCTTTAGCTGCATTTGATAAGAACAAAGAGGTTCACTATATAGGATTTGATTTGTTTGAAGATGCTACTCCACAGACAGATCATGAAGAGTTTAATGTTAAACCTCACAACACACTTGAAGCTGTTGAGAAAAGACTAAAAGAGTTTCAAGAACATATGAAGCAGAAAGAAGATAAGACATTTACCTTTGAACTAACCAAAGGAAATGTTAGAGATACATTAAAGGATAAAAAGTTTACATCTTCTGATGCTACAGTTGCACTGATAGGTAGTGGTAACAGTGTAGAAACTGTAGCAGTAGAATATGAAGCACTAAAGGAAGTGCCTGTTGTTATAGCTGATCATTACTTTACTGAAGAAGAAGATGATAAGGGAATACCCCCTGAGAAATATCAAGGAGTTAAGGATGCATTCAACAACGTTAAAACAAAAAAAGTCGATGCTCAAAAGACAACTGATGATGGTTGGACTTCTTTCGATGAACAATCAACCACTCGAAAGTATCTCTTACCTTCAGGTGACAAAGTATCTGGTGGTGGGAATACTCACCTTGTTGTGTTTCTTCATGATCATAACCTAAAGGATATACCAGAGGATCTTAAGAGAGTTCCTATTATTGTACACCCAAGAGACTGTGTACCAAAGGATTACATCAAGAACAATATTAAATCCAATATGACTTTGATTGAACCTAAGAAGTGGTTGACCAAACATCCCGGTCATAAGGGTGTATCTGCTGTTATATCTGCTGGCCCTTACATAGACTATGACGAACTCAGACAGTTTGTAAAAGATAATCCTGATGCTAAACTTATCTCTGTTAAACATGCATATCCCCACCTAATAGAGAATGGTATTACACCTTGGGCTTGTATTATACTTGATCCTAGACCTATAACAGGAGTGTCTACCCATAACATTGTAAGAAAAGATTTATTTAAAGATATAGATCTGGATACAAAATTCTTTGTAGCTTCCATGACTGATCCATCTGTTACTAACTTTCTTATAGAGAGTAAAGCTAACATATGGGGATGGCATGCCTTTACTGACTCATTGAGAAGCAACGATGAGCAGGGTACACAGATACAAAATCAACAGGTAAAACTATCAGAGGATCTAGGCATACCTCAAGGGGCTACTCTAATTACTGGTGGTACTTGTGCTGCCATGAGAGGTATTGGTCTTCTGCATACTCTAGGCTTTAGAGATATACATTTATTTGGTTTTGATTGTTGTCGTGAAGAACCTAGCAAGGAAGAGAAGACTGAAACCGTAGGTGATATAGAGGGAGGAGAAACTCCAAAGCCTAAGTATATAGAAGTTAATGTTAAAGATACTACATACTGGACTACTGGTGAGCTTCTAGCTATGGCACAGGATTGTGAGAAAGTCTTTGGAGATGAAGGACTTGAAGGAGTACTATCCTTTCATGGTAAGAAGACAATGGTATCAGATCTGTGGGATCTAAAGGAAGAGAAGTTACAGAAACTAAGACCACCTTTTGAGGGGTACTACGAATGAGTGACATACAGGTAGTAAAGGAACCTCATTCTAATGCTCAACCTCCTGTAGAAAGGAAAGAGATACAGGTAGATCCTAGTCTAAGTAGAGGTAGTCCTTCAGAGAGATATAAAAATCTAGTTGAAGAATATAAAACCATGCATAGTTCTGGTAATGGTATGTTTAATGGAAGAAGCCTTGTAAAGTTTACTGATATTATTCATAGCTTTATAAGTAAAAACGAATGTAAAACTTTACTAGACTATGGCTGTGGTAAGGGACATCTTTATACAGATCAGTATAGTACAGTATCAGATCAAATAGATAAACCTGTCAATGAGATATGGGGTTTGGAAAGCTTTAGACTTTTTGATCCGGGCTACCCAGAACACAGTAAGTTACCAGAAGGTAAGTATGATGCTGTTGTATCTACAGATGTTCTTGAACATGTTCCAGAGACAGACCTTATATGGGTACTGGATGAAATACTAAACTATGCAGATAAGATGGTCTTTCTAAATATAGCTTGTTTTAAAGCACTCAAGATACTATCTGATGGTAGTAATGCACATGTATCTGTATTCAATCACCTTGATTGGCTGGAGCTTATAGCTGCTAGGTTTAATCACTTTAAACATCTATCAGTATATATCTTCTTTGATATGTTTACAGAGGAGGGACAGATGGAATTGAAAGGATTTAAAATATCCTATGAAGATAATACAATAAGAGTAATTCAACTACAACAAATGGAGGGTTAGATGTTAGGTATAGCAGACTCAGTAATAGGAATAGCAGGGAAAGTCCTTGATAAGTTTGTCGAGGATAAAGACCTTAAAAAGAAATTAGATCATGAGTTAAGATCACAGATTATATCGTTGGATCTAGCTCAAGCACAAGCAAATGTAGAACAAGCCAAACATTCTTCTGTGTTCATTGCAGGGGCTAGGCCAGCTATCATGTGGATATGTGCCTTTGGTTTGGGTTGGCAGTTCGTTTTTCAACCTGTAGCTGTATGGGGTATAGCTATTAGTGGTGCTGAAGTTGTTCTTCCTGTCATTCAGACAGAAGGACTTATGAGTTTAACTCTTGCCCTTCTAGGTCTTGGCTCAATGAGAACTGCTGAGAAATGGAAAGGTGTTCAAAGAAATAATATGAAAAGATGATCAAGAGATTCCTAAATTGGTTACAGAAAAAACTTGAAGGAAAGAAAAAAGAACCTAGATATTTAGGAGGGAAACATAATAAATAATATATTCATTCCTATTTTAGGTTTGTGGACTATCTTTGTACTAAGTATAATTATTATTGATATTCTTTGTGGAAAGTGTATAACTTCATGACTGAAACTAAACTAACTAAACAAACTCCAACTCATACTATAGATTGGTATATTAAATGGGTAGCTTCTATTATACTTGTTGTTGCTGTAATACTGACAAGTAATAATATCTACCCATACAATCTTGTCTTCCATGCTATTGGTATGCTTGGTTGGTTTATAGTTGCAATGTTCTGGAATGATAGAGCATTGCTTATTATTAATGCAGTATCATTTGCTTTACTTGTTGATGGAATGGTATCCTACTATGTTAAATGATAAACAGGAAAAGTTTTGTCAGGCTTATGTGTTACATCGTAATGCTACTGAAGCTGCAAAGGCAGCAGGTTATGCAGCAGCATCTGCCAACAATCAAGGCTATAGATTACTACAGTCTGATGAAGTTGTAGAACGTATCACTCAACTTGAACAAGAACTTGAAACAGATGTAGATGTTATTGAAGAGATAGAAAATCAATATGCATTTGCAAAAGCAAACGGACATACCAATAGTGCAATCAAAGCACTCGAATTATTATCTAGAATACGAGGGGCAAATTCAGATCTTAATTCTAGTCTAGATGAAGAGACATTGGAGACAGCAATTATAGGTTGTCTTAATGTTTTAGGTGAGGAAAAAGTGTATAATCTACTATCTAAGTGTAATTTTACAGACTTTAAAGAGAAAACAGGGCCAGAGAGCGTCACTGAGGGGCCATCTAAGGAGTCTCTGGACCCTACCCACCAGAAAGAAGTAGATGCTTCTGTATGACGCTTAAAATGCCATACAGAGCATTTACCTTCCTTGACCCCTATATTTCTTGAAGCTACGTCTTTTATGCTTATTCTTAGGTTTAGATAGA